ATCCAGAAATGTTTGTAATTCATCTTTTGGTGCCAACGTATTTTGCGTTGCCTCTTTCTTTTTGGATTAGGATGTGGAAGTACGGTACTTCGTAATTCTTGCCGTGTTCGTCTTCAATCAGGTACCAAGCACTCCATTGCTTCCAGCTTACCGGCCGCCAATAGTCCAAGACCAAGAACTTCTTTCCGTTGATTGCGAATACCTCGTTCGGTGCGAAGGGGACAGGAATAATCATAACGATAGATTTTCTTTAATCTGTTCAAGTTCTTTTTTCAAAGCGTCAATCTCAATCAGTCGCTCCCGGTTCTGGATAAGTAGTCGAGCGTTTTCTATTCGTGCCTCGTTTACACGCTTGTCAATATGCCTTTTCATATCTACCATATCCTCCAGCATCTGCGTAGCACGCCATACGGCAAGCATATTGTCAACGATATGCGGTTGGTTCGGGTGGGCTAAGGCCATTTCATTTAACCACCGTGTAACATCGCTGATTTGTAGAATGCGGTCACGTACATAAATCTCCCAGGAGTCTTGACTAAAATGGGTCATCTGAATAAATTATAGTTTGAATAGGTGCTTGAACATCGAGCAAGTTAATGTTATTATGGGTAAACCCGACATTACCTTTCATAGAGCGAATCCTGATAGGGTCGGATAGCGGTGTTGGTCTGCCTCCGGTCTCCATCTCTTTTGTCTTTCTAACGTGAATCTCGGTAAAGACCCAGTCGGTTAAGTGTTGTGCGTATCGGTGAATGATAACAACGGCATCGGCACGGTTACCCCACTTGCCGCCTCCTTCAATGTCTGACGTCATTGGTGGCGTAGGTAGGCCAGCGTAAGGATGGCCGTTAGGATGCGTCCTACGCATTGCTTCCGTAACCGGATGGGTATTTACGATTGTTGTTACTGCGTTCTTGTGAGCGAAGATTCGCACGGCAGATGCAACCTCGTAGTGGTATTCGTGCATTCCCGATTTCCCAAGTTTCTTTTGGTCTGTTACAAGTGAGTTGTACGGGTCTATCAAGCATCCGGTGTACTGCCATTCCTCGTGGATTTCCTCCATAATGCGGAGTAGGTCAAATGCATTGTATAGATTGTTGCTATCTATAAACCGAAAATGCTCATCAATGTAATCAAGGTGGCGATACATCTTGGCCTCCGTCACGTTCTGGATAGGTTCGCAGGATAGGAACTCAATCAACTTACGTTTGAGCGAATGCACCTCGTTTTCGGAAGAATAGACCAACCACTTTTTGTCGTAGTTCATTGTCTGCATCAACATCAGGTAAATCAACGTGTGCGTCTTACCTACGTTGGCGTGGCCTGTAACAACGACAAACTCTCCGTCTTTGAATCGGAGGAACTCATCAATTACCGGGTGGCCAAGTTTACCGGTGTCGTAGTATTTACCGCCTCTTGCTCTTTCCAAGAACGGCAATACTTTATCGTTAGAAATTAGGTCAGGATGTTTCATAGGGCAAACGTAAACAAAAAATCAATACAAAAAACATTAGGCAAAAAAAAGCCCCTCCGGAGAGGGGCTAAAAACCAGTCATTATGAAACACCTAAAACGGACTGGATTCTTCTACACGAGCTGCAAAGTGTTCTTGGTGGGTAGCACCGTGGGTGCCAGACATCCAAGCGTTAAACTTCTCTGCCAACTCAAAGATTTTCTCTACGGGAATTGTTGAACCTTGGGCAACATAAGCAGCTGACATCTCAACTGCGGATTTCAACGCTACCTGGCGAATGATAGATGCGCTACGGTCATCGTTTGCTTTTGGTGCTGAAGGTGTCCAAGCAGGGCGGTCTCCACGCTGAATCTTGATTGTACCTTTCTCGTTCTTGGTGTACTCAACCTCGTCACCTACTTTGTAAGAAGGGGTTTGGCTCTTGGCGAATGCGGTTCCAAATTCTCCGTCATCAAAGCGGATGTCTAACTTGTAGAACTCGTTCCATTGGCCGTTCGGGGTGATGCTTGTAATTTTAGGCATTTTGCAATTCGTTTAAAAGGGTTCTTTTTAATACTTCGTTTTCTGCTTCGAGGAATTCCATCCGTGATGCCATCGCCTCGACTCGATGTTGTAGGAACTCTACCATCTGTGCGGCAGATTCCTGAGACCAGTTTGTTCTTTGTCCGTATTCCATTAGAATAGTTTTAGGTGTTAGACAGGACAAACCTACATAAAAAAATTAACATACAACCCCCTTACCAAAAAAAATTACTTGACCTGTATTTTTTGTTAGCTCGTGATCTCGACTGATTTCAACCTTAGTTACAAAGTTAGTATTATCATCTTCGATACCTCCCCACTTGCGTAACGCATCCAGGGCAAACTTAATAGCCATTATACAGTTATCATTGTCATAACCGTAATTGTGCCTTAGAGTAGCCGTAATAGTCTTGAATCGCGTTTTATCGTGTGTTGCTAATTGTTCAAGAACCTCCTCTGTAAACTTATCTTTTGCTTTCTTTCTGACTATCCAATGCTTTGACGAATAGAACTGATTAAGCGAAGGCACCTTAGACATTGTGATTTTAATCTCGATATCCGCAACGGGTTGCGAAAGCTGGATCGAGTTTGTAGATTTCCTTGAGCAAGGTTTGCTCCTGCTCTTTGGCGTAGGCACGGCTTTGGTCATTACAGTTAGCGAAAATATTCGCAACCTCCATCAGTATCGTATCGATCTTGCTCTTGACTTCGGGGTTGGTATAGTACGGCATAATCTTCGAGCTGTTTGAGTTCACGTTGTAAGTGGATTATTGCTTTATTAATGTCTTGCTCTGCTGGATTACCTGTTTTCTTTCCAGCACGGAGCAGGTAGGCGATTGCTACACCAACATTATAATTGTCGTGTGCAAAGTCTTGAACTACGTCAAAAGCTTCAATGCCTTTGAACTTGCCAATGTAGTATTCAGGGACGTTCATCCCAGTATAAGAAGACTTGATGGAATCCTTGGTGCTCATTTATTAAAAGTGGTTTTTCCCTGTTCCCAGGTGTTGTACTTTCTGACGACTGCTGATTCGTTTTCACTTCTTGGATAGTCGCAGAAGCCAAAATGGTTGAGGAAGGAGTTTGTGTAGTCATTTGGAATTCTTTTTTCTTCCATTGCAAGATAACGCTTGCGCTTGTCGTTTCTATCTGTTGCCATGCTGCGAACCTAAAAAATAAAGCAACACAACCAGCAAATGTACGTAACTAAAAAGTTATTAACACTTGTCGGAGGTATTGCTCTACTGCTTATTTTCTACAACTTAGTTAGTTAACTAACTATATAACTTAACTAACTAGTTAACTTAATTAATTATAAATTTAACTAACTAGTAAGTTAACTAAGTAAAATTAAAAATAAAAGTAAATCTGCGTTTAGACGCACTTTACTGGTCAAGCCATATAAACTATCCAGTTTGAATAGATAATGCATTAGAATGCATCTAAACAACATCTAGCGCCTCATTAGCACTATAAGTAAGATGCCAACGGCAAACAGCATTATGTATTTCTCCCAATGACCTCTATGCTGAGGTGCCTTAATGGTGCGGTTGATGTATTTAGTAACCTGAATTGTATCAGGCATACAAATCGCCTTTACGCGGATCGTGTCGAAGTTTCTAACGATCCTCAACTTGATGTTGTCCTTTTGGACAACTACGGTATCAACATCGTTCAGGGTCAAGGTATCCCAAAGGGTTCTTTCCTTGGTGATAACCAACGTATCCCATTTTGATTGTTCGACTCTTGCTCCCTTGCGTATCGCCTGGGTTAAATGCCATTCCGCAGAACAACTACCCAGAGCAAGACTCGCAATCAGGATTATCAATAGAACAGTTAGGGGATGTGGGAATTTCTTCAAGCTCATTTAACCAGTCGTTAAAATTTGACGTACTTTGTTTTTCCATTACGTTTGATTGCTTTTAAAACTTCACCACGATTGTTTAGGACGTCATAGGAGACGTGAATCCATCCAGGTTGTACATCGGTACCAAATTCCCAAATAAGTTGCTTAAATGGCAGATATTTGCGTATGTAGTTAAATACCTCTGCCATATCCTCGCATTGGATATCTGCTGCTCTTCCTTGTACGTGGTCGGATGTTGCGCTACCGCCAACGGCAGAGTTTACCTCTGGTGAACGAAATCCACTCGTAACATTTATTACTCCAAATTTGTTACGAGCAGGTTGCAGCACCTTTTGTGCTAATAGCTTTAGGTTACGGATTTCCCCTTCGCCTGGTACGTTAGGTAACCCGGTATCGGTATCCGTGAATTCTGAAAGCGTAAAGTCCCTTGAAAGTTGCATAGGTTATGTTTTTTGATGCTTTTAAGCCCCATTAGGTGCCTTTTATTGCTCTAATGATGGTTTTATCTGCCTTGACCCCGGTACGGTTTACTCGTCTCCCTTTTGTTCCGGCTCTTGGTGTGCCTTCCCAATTTTCTTTTTGACTTCTTGATTTTTGTTACCTCCTGTTGCTTTGCCATCTTTGCTCATTATTAATGCAAACCCACCCATCAAGAAAGCTCCATACTCTGCCAAGGTTGCCTTTTCAAACCATACGAAAATCAAACCTACCGACATAAGTATTAGACCAATCAAGGTGGTCTTTGGGTTTCTGAAAATTCTATCTATCATTTTTGATGTCCCGATTCCAACGCCACAAGGTGTACACGAACGAGGTCAGCATCACAAACAAACCCGCTATCTGATGCACCTCGGCTATCGTTAATCCACCTACTGCTAAACTCCAACTTGTCGCTACTGCGGTTGTACTGTCTGTTCTCATAATTTATCTAAAATCTGCAATATCAAAGGGTCACCGAATGTTACTGCAAAAGCAAGTAACCCACCAGCAATGGTTACAAACATATCTTTCCAGTCCCAACCTCCATAAGATTTATAATCGTACGCTTCCTTGCCAACTGCCGCAGCAATGACAAAGAGCATCTCGCCAGTAAACCCGTAGATTAGGATTCCTGCAACAAAGTGGAGTACCTTATCGAGACCTTTTGTAATGTCCATATAAAATAGCCAAAGGGATTATAATCATTAAAGGCCACGATGGGATTGGGACTTCGTTGTTTGGGTGCTTGTCCTTGTGTCCCTCGGTTGTTGCGGTCCAGTTTGCCGCTTCTGCCTCTTGTGACTCACGCTCATTGTCGACCAACCACTCGTCATTCATAGTTCTAAATTTTCTTGCAAATTACAAAAACTATTGTCAGGATTTGCAATACAAAAAGATTCTGCATAGTTAGATTCCCAACCTGCAAACCAATGAACGGCACTATTCGGCACAGGCCAAACAACGTATTGATTGAACTCGGATGGTGCTTCCCAAATGACGTCAACCGCCCAACGTGGGTCGCTTCCCACAAGTCCGATTTGATGTACGGCACAATTCACAAAAGATACCTCACCTTCGTTCATTGTTGCGAATCCTGCTGAAAGCATATCGGTGATAAATTGGCCTTCGGACGGCCAAGCGTATTTTAGGTAGGTCATAACGTGGTAAGTTGAATACATTGTGCGTGAGTCACAAGAAGCGGGAGCGACAAACTGGA